TCACACCAAGTTCGGGGATCAAAAGCAATTCAAGGAGTTCTTGAAATGCAAACACGCAGAGAAGCTCAAAATGTGAAGCAAATGTGAAAATTATGGCAAACAACGAAAACTTAAAACCATTCAAGCCTGGAGAGGATGAGAGAAGAATCGGCAACGGCAGACCGAAGAAACTCATCACGCAAATGAAAGAGATTGGCTACACAAAGAGTCAGGTGGAAGATACGATGTTGTCAATGCTATCGCTATCACGCAAGGAGTTGGAGAAGATAGATAGAGGGGATGAGTACACGATTATGGAACGCACCATCGCTGGAGCATTGCTAAAGGGACACGACAAGAACTCACTCTTTAACTTGGAGATGTTGCTGACACGCTCACAAGGAAAACCAAAAGAAACAATTGACCAAACTATAGAATCCAAGAATTTCACAATAACTTTGAATTTAGACAATGACAACTTATCTCGGTAACGGATGGGAGAATGAGTACGGACTCAACCTATCAATCAACATCAACAAATTAAACGAAGCCATCAAGAGTGGTGAACTGGTAGTTAATCAATACGGTGATGTCCGTGTGAACTGCAATCGGATGAAAGCACCACACGAGAAGAGCAAAGCCACACACGCACTTTCAGTTCCCAAAGCACGATGAAGAAAACTTGGAGGGGGTTGGATGTTTACCCACCCATTGATGATGAGTTGAAGCTCGTTCACACATCACAAGGTGAGTTCACACTTGCTCGTTACATTGACGAGATGTGGATTGACGAACACACCAACCGGTTGCTTGAGGTCTTGTACTGGATGCCAATTCCAATTCTACCGAATGAATGAGAGTAATTCAGTCAGGACATATCGGTGATTTAATCTATTCCCTTTCTGCAACAAAGAGAGCATCCGAGTTGCACGGAGAAAAGATTGATTTTCACATCGGATTTCGTGAACCGAATGGAACACCGAATCATCCCGGTGGTGGGTATTGTATGAACCCAATCTCCTATGCTTACATCAAGCCATTGCTTGAGTTCCAACCATACATCCAAAGTGTGCAGATGAACTCTCACGCTGACATCGTGTATGACTTTGACAAATTCCGAAGGCACGAACTCAACTTGAGTGCTGGTGACTTGAGAAGAAACCACTTCTTTGTCTATCCCGAATTGACTTGTGACTTGACTCAACCTTGTGTGATTGCACCTGAACCAATTCAAGAGCTGAAGGACACAATCCTTTTGAATTTCAGTACACGCTATCGCAACAATGACATCAACTACAAATCGCTCAAGAATCACAAGTGCATTTTCTTTGGATACGAAGAGGAATATCACGCATTCTGCTCACGCCACCAGTTAGATTGTGAACACCTGAAGGTGAGAGATGCATTGGCTTTGGCACAGGTCATCAACTCGGTGAAGTTGGTGATTGGGAATCAGTCATCAACCTTTGCACTTGCAGAGCAAATGAAAGTCAAACGGATGCTTGAGTCCTATCATCATTGCCCGAATGTGATTCCGATGGGAGGAGTCGCTTATGATTACAACAAGAACTACACCTTTGAAAAAATACTAAATGAACTTATTGATATTAACTGACGGAATGAATGGTGTGGTTTATCACCGCATCTATACACCGCATCTTCGTTTGCAGTTGGACGGACAAGCAACAATTGATGTTTGCCAATCACAAGAGGAATGGATGACGGTTGACTTCTCCAAATATGACCTTGTTGTTTTCTCACGATGGTTGGGCAAATACCAATACGATGTTCTCAAGCGGATCGCTGATGCCGGGAAACCCTATGTCGTGGACATTGATGACTATTGGGTACTCCCCAAATATAATCCAGCGTATTGGGCATACAGGAAAGGAATCAAGACCGCCATCAAGGATGCAATCCACTATGCGGATGCAGTTATCACAACAACTCCAATGTTGGCGAAAGAGATACGCACCATCAACGAGAAGGTCTATGTTGTGCCAAACTGCTTGGACTTAACACACAACCAATGGTCGCAAGTTAAGGAGAAAAATGAGACGGTGAAGATTGGATGGGTGGGAGGAATTACACACGAGGAGGATTTGAAGCTCATCGCTGATGACATCAATGCGATGGATGTTGAGTTCTACATCGTTGGTTACACTCCGAGTGAGCATTGGAACAACATCGTCAAACTGATTCCAAAAGCCAAGATTGTGGAAGGCACAAGCGTGTGGGAATATGGAGAGGTTTACAAGCACTTTGACTTTGTACTTGCACCGCTTCAGGACAACCACTTCAATCAATGCAAGAGCGAGTTGAAGATTGTGGAGGCGGCAGCGTATAGCATCCCTATCATATGCTCTGCGGTGTTCCCTTACCTGTACCACACATCCAACGATGGAGTGATATTCACCAACAAAAACAATTGGAAAGCATCCATTGAAAAACTGATTCACGCTGGTCACTCGGTGAGACAATCTATGGGACGGAGCAACTTTGACTATTGCAACACCTATCACAATTTGGAACTGCACAACCTTACCCGGTTGTCGGTTTACGATAAACTATGCAAATAAACTACAAGCGACCATATGTCACCAGTTACCAACAAGCCATCCTTGATTGTGAGGAGAGGTTTACGATAACGGCAGCGTCTACCAAAACAGGCAAGACCGCATCGCACATCATATGGTTGTTTGAACAAGCTCTCAAGTGCAAGGATGGACAATCAGTTTGGTGGGTTGCTCCTGTATACCAACAAGCGGAGATTGCATTCCGAAGGATGAAGACACAAGTGAATGACCGTGACTTCTTCCAAAGCAACGAGACCAAGTTACTGCTCACCTTACCAACAGGATCACGCATTGAGTTCAAGTCGGGGGAGAAACCTGACAACCTGTATGGAGACGATGTGTATGCTGCAGTCATTGATGAGGCAAGTCGTATGCGTGAGGAGTCGTGGTATGCTATGCGTTCAACACTAACTGCCACACAAGGCAAGTGCAAGTTGATTGGGAATGTCAAAGGCAAAAAGAACTGGTTCTACAAGTTAGGGGAAAGGGCGAGGAGCGGAGAGAGTGACTATCGTTATTTCAAGATAACCGCTTACGATGCAGTCAAAGCCGGGATTCTTAAACTTGAGGAGGTGGAACAAGCAAAGCGTGACCTTCCTGAAAATGTATTCAATGAGTTGTATCTCGCAGAACCAGCGGATGACAAGACCAACCCTTTTGGAATTGACAACATTCGCAAATGCTACCGACCTGTCTCAAGGGGTACGGTTGTCGCTTGGGGAATTGACCTTGCAAAATACTCGGATTATACCGTCATCGTTGGATTGGATGCCAACAATCAATGTGCATATGTAGACCGATTCCAAGCGGATTGGGGCATCACACAAGATAGAATCATTCGGTTGATTGGAAACACTCCAGCGTTCATTGACTCAACAGGTGTGGGTGATCCTATCGTGGAACAAATCCAAAGGGTATGTCAAAGAGTCAAGGGATTCAAGTTCACATCCCAATCCAAGCAACAACTAATTGAGGGACTCGTTCTCTCCGTTCAACAGAACTCGGTGTTCTTTCCTGAAGAACCAATCGGCTCGGAGATGGAGAACTTTGAATTTGAATACACACGAACTGGTGTGAGATACACCGCACCATCAGGACTCCACGATGACTGCGTGATGGCTCTTGCATTGGCGGTGGATTGCAAGTCACACAATAGACCGGGAACTTTTTACTTTGCCTAACTCGTTACAAAATGAAACGCTATGAAATGGAATAACATAACCATCTACCAATTGCAAGAGATTCACTCTTGTCGTGATATGTCACACATTGAGAAGACAATGAACACCCTTGCCATCGTCAAAGATTGGTCAATGGACAAGGTGGAGTCAATGCCGATTGATGAGTTGACAAACGAACTCAAGAAGTTGGAGTTCTTAAACACGCTACCAACGGACAAGGTGCGATTCTCATTCCGACATCGTGGAAGGCGTTGGAAGTTGGCAAAGACAACAAACGAGATTTGCGGTCACCACTTCATTGAACTGCAACAAGTATTCAACGGAGATATGATTGAGTCGCTCCACAAAGTGATGGCGTTGCTCACATATGAGGTGGACTTGTTGGGACGCACAAAGAAGGTCACGGATGCACAGGCACACTATCAAGAGAAGTGTGAGTTGTTTCTATCGCTTCCAGTTACCACCGCCTATTCCTATGCAGTTTTTTTTTCGGCAGTTTATCCCAAGTTATTGGAAACTATCCTAACCTATTTGAAGGAGGAGATGAACCAATTGAGCAAGGAAGCGTAAGTCCATTGGCGTGGTTGGAATTAGTTGACAAGATTGTCAAAGGGGATCGGACAAAATGGGACACCATCTTGCAGATGCCGTTGATTGAGTTCCTAAACACCATCGCTTTCTACAAGGCAAAGACCAAAGAGAGGCAGAAACGATTAGAGCAGTCAGCAACAAAGGGATTCAACGCCTATGTGGTGGCGTGTTTGAACGAGATGTTGTAACAAATTATAGGCAGTATTTGTTACAAATTGCCAATTTATAGGATTAGTGGCAAATGTTTGTTTCAATACCCTTGTTTTATACCAAACGGTATTATACCCTTAAACATATAACTTGTCACAAAAGGGACTAAACTATATGCTTTTGAGTATTATATCGCACTTTATCGTTGCATATTTGTGACATTATCACAAAAATTCAACTTTAAAGTTGAATCTATCCGTCATAAACTAAACCTATAGGTTGACAATATATTGGTTAAAGTACCCCAAAATCGGTGTAATTAACCATTGTATTATGCAAAATGGGGGCAACTCAAGAAAAATGGGTGCATTTGGGACGCACAACCCTAACCGCTATTTTCTATCGTGGCACTATCTATCACACAACAACCAAACGAGTATGCTCCAGCGTACAATGATACCAACTTTGTAATTACGGAGTCATCAGGTGGCATCTACACAAAGGACAATTTCAAGTTCATTGCAGAGGTCAAGCAAAGCACCACTTCACTTGCCAAGCTCAAAGCACCAATCTACTATGGCAGCACAAACAAGGGGGTGTTCAACATCGGACGCATCCTTGAGAATTATGTCACCTATGATTGGAACTTCAACGATAGTGCAGCAAGTGGTTGCACAAATTCAATTATGGATTACAAGGTGGAGTTTGGATATGAATACTCTGCATCTGCCACAGGAAGCGTCACCGAATACACCAACTTGACATCGGCAACTGGAAGCGTGTGGAATGCTGCACTCAATCCAATTGACTTGGTGAACTATGCTGGTCAATACACAATGGATGGCAATGGATTATTCTTGACTCCTATCCGAAGCAAGACGATTCACCGCACTCAAAAGGATTGGCTCTATGCTATCCGCAACACGGCAACAACTGCCCTTGTAACTTACTCGGACGCATCCACACAAACAATCAATCTACCATCCACAAAGGTGGTTCGCATTCCATCAGGAAGTCAATTGACAATACCGGGTGCAGCGACATATTACGACATCCAGTTAAAACTTGGAGGAACGGTTCTATCCGAAACCTACCGAGTCAACTTGATTGAGGAGTGTAGCAAATACGACACAACCGATTTGTTCTTCCTGAACTCATTAGGTGGGTTTGACTCATTCCGATTCAACCGGGTAAGGCGTGACAATTACGACATCCAGCGAAAGCAATTCAAGTCCAACCCATACACATTGGGTGCGACATACGGTTACACTACATCGGCATTCAAGCAAAAGACCTATGACACCAATATGACTCACAAGGTCAAGATGTTCAGTAACTGGATCACGGAAGAGCAATCCGAATGGTTGCTTGACTTGTTGTCATCTCCCGTTGTCTATGCTTACGATGGCACATTGGTTGCGGTCAATATAGACACAAACACTTACGAGGTCAAGAAACACATCCAAGACAATGCGTTCTTAATTGAACTTGATTTGTCATACTCCTTTGAATCCAAGAGACAACGCCAATGATAGAAATTTTCGTTGCCCTTCCTGTTGATGTTGCCAAGACCAACAATGTAGAATGGCAAAACGCATTACAACTTTGGGAGAACTCTTCGGTTGTTTGGGAATCATCTTTCGGTGGTCAATACATAACCGGGAAACTTGACACATATGAGGATGTCAATGTCTTAATCAATCGCTCTATTGCCGATATTCGTGAACCTGACACAAGGTCATCCGATTGGACAAAGACAATTGAGTTGCCGGGTTCAAAGACAAACAACATCATCTTCTCTCATCTTTTTGAGGTAGAGCAAACCACAAGTTCAACGACACAATTTGCACCTACATTCAACCCAAATCTCAAAGCCGAGTGCATCATCTATGTAGATGGCATTGAGCAGTTGAGAGGGTTCTTGCGATTGATTCAAATTCGTGTTGATGACTCCACACACATCACCTATGAGGTAACTTGTCACGGACAATCAGCTGACTTCTTTACGACCATCGCAGAACGCAAACTCAACCAGTTAGATTTCAGCGAATACAATCACACCTTGTCAAGTGGCAATATCATTGACTCGTGGTCAAACCAAATCTACAAGAACGGAACGACACAAGCTTTTGCATATGGTGATGGCTATATGTATGCGATGATAGACAAGGGACATCCGACAAACATCGCTTTGTGGGATACAAGTCAATTTACTCCTTCGCTCTATGCAAAGACGGTTGTTGACAAAATCTTCACCAATGCTGGATTCACCTACACAAACGATTCCTTTTTCAACTCGGATAGGTTCAAGCGTTTGGTCTTACCAGCACCATCGGCATTGACGGCAAATGCTGCGACATTGGAGTCAAGAAGATTCCGAGCGTCTCGCACAACAACGGCACAATCCCTTGACCTGAACTCAATCCTTATATTCCAAAACGATTCCACAGGTGGGAACTTTGACAATGGTGGTAATTACAACAATACGACCGGGCGTTATACTGCACCCATTGGTGGAAGATATGTGTTTGATGTTGACCTTTCTATCAACTACGCATCCACCGGCTATGCACCTGTATTCCAAGAGGACATTCACTTGGTGTTTGGATTGTATGTTGACGGAGTGTTGAAGCAAACAAGCACGGTCACCGTTGACTTCGGATCACCAGCATTCCAAGTAGGATTGTACTTCTCACCTTTGGCGGTCTTTCAAGGCAATGTGTTGGATGTGAGATTGGCACAAGTTTATGACGATGCCAACAATTACAATTTGACCAATGCACAATTCTCTTTGGACATCGGTATTGGTTCGTTTATTGAGAGCAATCAATCAGCGTACACATACGGACTTGGAGAGACGGTTGACTTCTCTGCATTCCTAAACTCCGAAGTCAAGCAAAGCGAGATGTTTATGTCGTTTGTTAAGATGTTCAATTTGTACATTGAACCTGACAAAGACAATCCAAAGAATCTGCGATGCGTTCCACGAGATGAGTTCTATACTGGAGATAATGTTGATTGGACTGCTAAACTGGACTATTCTCAACCTGTTGAGATTGTGCCTATGGGAGAACTTGAAGCCAACCCATATGTCCTACAATACAAAGAGGGCAAGGATGAAGCGAATGTCTTGTATCAGGAATCGTATCAAACAACATACGGAAGTCGCACATACAAGGTTGACAACCAGTTTATCAAGAATGAGAAAAAGATTCAAATTGCTTTTGCACCTACGCAAATAAACTCGTACAACAACCAAAAGAACTTTGTCTTGTCATATGTGCCCAACTATCAAGATGGTGACTTGCGGATATTGTATTTTGGTGGTGTTGTGAGTGGAGTGAATTGGAAGTTCTACGCACAATATGCGGGTGTTGGTTTGAACTACACAAATCAATTCTCAATACCATTGACTATTCACTTGGACTCAATCAGCAATCCGACATATGACATTCTTTTTGGAATGCCGAGAGAGATTGGTGTAGGTGCGGGATATAAGTACACCAATGCAAACCTTGTCAACAATTACTATTATCGTTTCTTGAGTGAGATTACAGGATCAAACTCCAAGATATTAAGAGCATACTTCCGCATCACTCCAAAGGATTGGCTGAACTTGTCATTCTCGGATGCGTATTTCTTTGAAGGTCAGTATTGGAGATTAAATCAAATCAGCGATTACAACCCCGCTGAAGATGGTGTGTATTTCTGCGAGTTCCTGTTGGCACAATTTATCCAACCAGCATCAATTGTTCAAAAGACAATCGGTGCGGGAACTGCTGGTCAAACCGATGCAGAATCCGACATCTATCCCGGTGGGAATATCCCAATCAAACCCGGCATCAAAGGTGTGACCGTTGGTGTAAGTCAAGGAGGAGGAGGTATAATTCAGGGCGATGGTATTGTGCAGAACAATAATCTCACCGATACATTTGCGGTTGTTTCCAAAAACACAACCTTCCAAGATGGAACGGATGGGAGTGCTGCGATATTGTGTGATGACTTTGTAGTCACTAAACCTGACACACTCTATCTCGGAAATTATGAGATGTATCCATCCTTCTTGAGTGGTGGTGCAGTTAAGACGGTAACAACGGCAACAACGGTGACCAAAGACGATTGGTTGTTCCTATGTGATGCGACAGCTGGAAACTTCACCATCACTTTGCCCGATCCGTCAGGATTAAGCGGAAAGCATTGGGTATTTCTCAAAACAAATTCAGCACATTCAATCACGATTGACACGGCAACTGCTGCAACAATAAACGGAGGAGACGATGAGGTCATCAACAACCATTGGGAGAAGAAATGGATTGTGTGTGATGGAACAAATTATTTTGTAATAGGTAACGGATAAGATATGGCACTAACGGCAGCGATAGACCTAACGGTCAAAAAACCTGACTTCAAGTCAATGAAGTCGGAGATTAGAGAATTAACCGTCCAAGCACAACAGGCGGTGATGCAGTTCGGTGAGTTTTCTCCCGAAGCGATAAGGGCAGAACAAGCACTTGCACAAGCTCGTGACCGAATGGATGACTTCAATGACCGAGTTGCAGCAGTAAACCCCGACAAGTTTGCTCAAATCAATACGGTTGTTCAAGGCGTTGCTCGTGGATTCCAAGCAGCACAAGGGTCAATGGCTCTCTTTGGCAACGAAAGTGAGGACTTACAAAAGACAATGGTCAAGTTGCAAGGTGCGATGGCATTGGCTGAAGGTCTTGAGGGACTTGGAAAAGTTCAACAACAATTTGCTGCATTGGCAAACACAATCAAAAGTCGTGTTGTGACTGCATTCAGCACATTGAGAGGTGCAATCATTGCATCAGGAATTGGTGCTTTGGCAATTGCATTGGGTTATGTGGTGGCAAACTTTGAAAAGGTGAGTCAAGCCGTGTTGAAATTGATTCCCGGACTTGCACAAGTTGGAAAGATTATTGGTAATTTGGTGCAACAATTTACGGATTTCATTGGTGTGACTTCAGCAGCGGAAAGGTCATACAAGGCATTTTCAAAATCAATCACCACAACCAACGAAGACATTCAAGGTCAAATTGACTTGCTTTCCGTTCAGGGCAACAAGGAACTTGAAATCTTTGAACTGCGAAAGAAAATCATCAATAACCAGTTGGCATTGATTGCAAAGAGAAAAGAGACAGGTGTAAAATTGACCGAGGATGAATTGGAGGAAGAAGCAAGATTGTATCGTGAGCTGAATAACAAATTGAAGGTGACCGATGCAGAGCGTGACAAATATGTGGGAGACAAAAACAAGGAAGCCGAAGAGAAACGCAAAGAGCATCAAAAGAGATTGCAAGACATAGACAATCAAATTGAGGACGAGAAACTGAAGAAGAGAATCACCAATACTGAAGATGAATTTAAGAGATTAGGTGCAGAACAAGTTGCTCAAATCACTCAATTATCACGATGGTATGCCGAGCAAATTGCAATCGCTAAAGGCAATGAAGAGGAGATTCAAAAGATTGACAAATTGTATGCAGAGAAGGCACTTGCTAACGAGGCAGAGTTCAACCAAAAAAGAATTGAGCTGAATAGAAAAGCGGATCAACAAATAATGGATGCAAAGTTGTCAATGGCAAAAAGCACCGTTGATGGCTTGACTTCGTTGAATACCATCCTAACAAACGAGGAGAAGAAGAGAGAGAACATTCAAAAGGGTATCGCATTGGTTGAGATTGCAATTGATAGTGCGGTGGCGTTTTCAGGTTTGAATGCTGAATCGGCTCAAGCATCTGCAAAGGTTGCGGGTATTCTTGGACCAGCAACTCCCATCTTCACAGCTGCATACTATGCACAAGGTGTTGCAAGAATCTTGGCGAATGTCGCAAGAGCAAAACAATTGTTGTCAGGAAGTAGTGCATCACAAGGTGGTTTGACTGGAGGAACTCCAATATCAATCAACCCAACAAGTATCACTTCATCATCCCTTCCAACTGAAACAGGAATCGGATTTTCGCAGAGAGTATTTGTGACCGAAGGGGACATAACTCGCACACAAGCAAGAGTCGGAAACACCAAAAGAGTGTCCGTTGTGAAATAACGCTATTTGAATACGATGAAACTACCAGTTTACAAATTAGACATCAACGAATGGGACGAAGAGACCGGGATTGAGTTTGTCTCTCTCGTGGAATCTCCAGCGATACAAAAGGACTTTCTTGCTTTCAACCAAGAGTTTGTTGAACCCAATCCAAATGAGAGTGAAGATGAGTTCATCTCTCGTTGTGTTCCAATCCTTATCAATGAAGGCAAGGACAATGAACAAGCGGTTGCGATTTGTTATTCATATTGGGAAGGTAAATTTCAAAACGATTACCCACAGGCAGCGGTTGACAATGCCATCCGTGGAATGCAATTGAACGAGAAGATAGGCAACGAGTGTGCGACATTGGTAGGCAAAGCAAGAGCAAACCAACTTGGTAACCGTGAGAACTTGTCGCTTGAAACGATTGAACGCACTTACTCATTCTTGAGTCGTGCGAAGGAATACTACAACCCCGATGACACCGAAGCGTGTGGAACTATCTCTTATTTGCTTTGGGGTGGTGAAGAGATGCTCCGTTGGTGCGAGAGAATCTTGAAGGTAGAAGGTCAAAAGTTTGCCATCCAAGACGAGGAGAAAAGAATCGTAACTGGAGCAGCGATGATTGCCGACCTTCCTATCTATCGCAGAGACGATGTGCGTGGTGAATACTATGTGGTATTTGACAAGGAGAGCATCTTCAAGATTGCCAAGAAATGGGCAAGGGGCAACAAGTACGATGCAGTCAATGCCCATCACCGCACTCCGATAATGGATGGTGTGAGCTTGTTTGAATCATACATCATTGACCGAGAGAGAGGCGTGATGCCACCGAAGGGATTTGAGGAGGTTGCCGATGGATCTTGGTTTGTTTCCTACCTTGTAGACAATGACGATGTGTGGGCAAGAGTGAAAGAGGGTGAGTTCAAAGGATTCTCCGTTGAGGGGGTTTTTGATTTCCCTGAAGACAAAGACGAACAAATACTTGAGGCATTGAAAGAAGTCCTTTCCAAGTGGAACGGCAAGTAAAATTGCAACACCGAAACATAAACTCTAATTTTATACAAATGAACGCAAAAGAAACATTGAAAGAAATCCGCACGATGTTGGGATTTTCGGACGAAGAAGTCAAAGTTGAGATGGCAACTGCTACCTTGACCGATGGCACAATCATTGAGTGGGAAGGCGAATTGGCGGTAGGAACTGCCATCTTCGTTCAAACTGCCGAAGGAAACATTCCAGCACCTGATGCAACCCACGAGGTTGAAGGCGGTTTGTTGGTTACAACTGAAGGCGGTTTCGTTACTGAAATCGTTGAACCTGAAGTTGAAATTGAAATTGAAGCCGAAGAGTTCGCAACCGTTAGTGCATTCAATGATGTTGTTTCCAAGTTGGAATCTGCCATCGCTGAATTGTCTGCAAAGGTTGAGTCATTGACTGCATCAAACATCAAACACAAAGAAGCTATGAGCAAAGCAATTGACCTGATTGAAAAGGTTGCTGACTTGCCAAGCGAAGAACCCTTGAAAGCACCTGTGTCTACAAAAAAGAACGACCGCTTTGAAGCACTTAAAAAATTCAAAAACTCTATAAACAAATAAAACTATGTCATTTTCAGTAGGATCACTCGCTAACTACACCAACGAACAGTCAACTGATTTGTTGGTTAAAGCATTGTTCGGAAGCAAAACTTCTTCAACTTTGCAATCTGCTAACCAAGTTCAGGTAGGTGTTAAATCAGCATCTGCTTTGAATATTCTTGCTTCAACCGTTTTCTTCCAAGCCGATGGTTGTGGTTACAATCCAAGTGGAACAACTGCCTTCACTCAACGCAATATCACCGTTGGTGCAGTAAAAGTTGAAGAAACTTTGTGTCCAAAAACTTTGGAAGCCAAATGGATGCAAACCCAAATTATGCCCGGTTCACCAACAATGATTCCTTTTGAAGAGCAAGTCGGTGCTGAAAAAGCTGCCGTTATTGCACAAACTTTGGAAACTGCATTGTGGCAAGGTGACACCGCAAGTGGTAACCCTAACTTGAGCCGTTTTGATGGTTTCAACAAAATCATCGCTGCTGCTTCTCCAGTATTGGCTAACTCTGCACCAACTGCTTTTGCTTCTATCACCGCTGCAAACATTGATGACATCTTGGATCAAGTGTACGCTAACATCCCCGCTGCCGTTGCAGAGAAGGATGACTTGGTTTGCTTCTTGGGAATTGATGCTTACAAGTTGATGTTGGTTAACTTGAAGAATGCAAACTTGTTCCATTATGTTGCAGATGCTGCACAAACTATGGAAATGGTTTACCCCGGTACAAATATGAAGTTGATTGCCGTAGGTGGTTTGAACGGAACAAGCAAGATTGTTGCTGGTTCTTTGTCAAACTTCTTTATGGGAACTGACTTGATTGACGAGCAAGAAGAAGTGAAGATGTGGTACTCTATTGATAACGATGAAGTACGAGTTCGTTTCACTTTCAAAGCTGGTGTTCAGGTTGCTTTCCCCGGAGAAATCGTTTACTTCACCCTTTAATCCATTAAGATATGCCTTGTTTACTTACTTCAGGATTCGCCCTTGACTGCAAAGATGCAGTAGGTGGCATCAAAAGCATCCACTTGATTAACTGGGCAACTTCAGGATTCACCGTTGCAAGTGGAGAAGTTACCGCAACAAGCGTTGCAAGTGGTAGCGTGTATACTTACGAACTTCCAAAAGCAACTGGATCAATGGTAATCACCACAAATGTGAGTGTAGAGAATGGCACATCCTTCAACCAGTCGGATGTTGCTTTCAAACTTCGCAGATTGTCAACCACCAAAAGAAATGAAATGAAATTGTTGGCACAAGGCAGATGTTTCTGCATCGTGAAAAACAACAACGATGAGTATTTCTTGGTCGGTAAGGAGTACGGATGTGATGTGACCGCTATGGTTGCCAACACAGGTACTGCTATGGGTGATTCAAATGGATATGAGGTTACCTTGTCAGCGATTGAAGCGGAAGCCCCTTACAAATTACAGGCATCAGTTGTTACCAGTTTAGGTATCTAATTGATTCGTGTTTTCATAGGAGAAAGAGGGAGGGCAATTGCTCTCCCTTTTTTGTTACAAAAAATTCTCATCGCTATTTTGTTTTGATGTTGGTTATTAACAAAGGGCAGACAAAGAATTGGTATGTTACATTGACGGAGAAGGCAAGTGCTGCATCCTATGTGTTCACCTTTACTCATCGCCAAACTGAAACCATCGTCACAAGAACCTTGACTGACATATCTGCACACAAAGAGCGTTACAATCAATTTCAATTCATTGAAGGCACGACTGCAACCCTTTTGGAAGGAGAACACGAATATAGTGTTTCAACTGCTGGAGGTGTGTTGTGTGAGACAGGTCTTTTGAAAGTACAAAAATCATTCACCGAGAATGAATATAACCCAACACTAAACGAAAAAATCTACATACAATGAGCAATTCAACAAGTATTATCGCTGGTGGCGATGGCTTCAAGTATCATTCCGCATCAACGGTGACAGGAGTCGGATATTCCGCTCTTGTTGTTCAAGAGAACACCGTGTTCACATCATTCAGCGTTGACGGAGTGAATGTACTCTCAAGTCGTGGAATGACATCAATCACTTTTGTGCAAGGTGCATATCTTCCCGCTGGTGGTTCTTCAAAAATCACGGGCTTTGTCATCTCTGCTGGTTCAGTAATTGGATATTAATATGAGACAAGGCATAGGATTAGGCGTTGGAATTAATCGCTCTCAATATGGGTTTGCAGTTGGCACTCGTCAATGGCAACTTATCACCGAGAAGTGGGAAACTATTAACGAATTTTGGAACTTATAAATATGGGAACTTCTTTAACTGGGTTAACCCCCGCAACAACATACGATGCCTTGATAAAGGTAGGCGATAACGGTCCGTTAAGTGCAACGGCAAAATACTTATCCGATGGATTGGGCAATGATTCGGTTCTTGCTTTGTCAACGGCTCGTGTTGGTATTGGTACCGCTTCACCTGATTTGACTTTACATCTTTATAGTGCAGCAGCCGCTTTATCTTATTTTGAATCAACAAATGCGAATGGTGCTTATGTTATATGGCGTAATTCGGGAACATCTATTGGGGATGTTGGTTCTCAATTAGGAATCTCGGGTACGGGTTCTGCTTCTAATTTTATGATTGCTTCAAGAAGTGGTGATTTGATTCTTGGAAGTTCTTCTGCTGAGCGTATGCGTATCACCTCCGCTGGAAATGTAGGTATAGGCACGACTTCGCCTGGTGGAGTTCTTGAAGTTGTTGGTGGTAGTGCATCAACCAATAGCATTGTTATAGGTAGAGATGACAATGGAACAATTGCATCACGACATAGCATTTTATTCAATGTAGACCGCAACAATGATATTGGTGGTCGTGTAGTTGAGTTCAGATACGGGGGCAACGGATATACGGGTGGCACTGCCATTGCACGATTTACACAAAACGGACTTTGTTTTGGAACTGACACCGCAGCCGCAAACGCCCTTGATGATTACGAGGAGGGGACTTTTACTCCATCAATGGCTTTTGGTGGTGCTTCTGTTGGCATCACTTATTTTGATAGAGTAGGTGTTTACACAAAAATCGGACGGCAAGTTACTTGCACTATTTATTTGGCATTAACAAATGTAGGAAGCAGTACGGGTGCTGCAACTCTTACGGACTTACCTTTTGCCAACGGTAACGTAAATCGTGGTAGTCAATCGGCAGCCAGCATTAGATTTGACAACATCACGTATGTCGGAAGCCTTTGTGTTACAATCCCAAATAGTGCAACAGCCCTAACTTTTCAGCAAGTAACTGAGGCGGGAACAGATAGCGTTTTGTCAAATGCTAATTTTAACGGTTCTTCCGAAATGAGTATTACGATAACCTACTTTACTGCTTAAAAATAAAACTAAAAAAAATGATAGAAGAAATAATTTACATCAGCGGTTTCAATGTGAAACTTGATGGCACGATTGAAGTTCGTAAAACTACGGATGTTGTAAAAGATGGCGTTGTTATCGCATCGTCTTATTGGAGAACAGTTTTGCAAGTTAACGATCCAACTGCGGATGAAGTTTTGGGCGTGGATACTTACTACGCAAACATCGCTTCATACACTTGGAGTATTGCACCCGCACCCGTTGTTGAAGAACCCGCAACCGAAGAAGCATAATGGAACATTTGCAACAACGATTAGAGCAACTCAAACAACAAGAAGCGAGTTTGTTGATGCAACTTGATGAGGTAAAGGTTCTAATCAATGCGTATGAGAACGCCTTAAAACCTGTTGCCGATGAAGCACCTGAATAATGATACAACGGCAGCGATTGCAACTGCGATTTCAACATCGTCTGCCGTTGTTACTTTTACTCAAACTTATCAGCCAATTGTCACTTTTTGTGTGGGGATTCTTGGTATTATATCGGGCGTGTTGGCGGTGGTATATTACCATAAAAAAATCAAACGCATAGATGGCAAAGGTTAAGGTTGAGTCATCGTTCAGGGCAAAGCCAAAGAACAAGCTCGGCAGACACACCAAGCACAAGAACAAGCACAAATCATGGAAACCCAAAAGAGGACAAGGATAAGTTTCAAATCCTACTTTGAACCAACACCAAAAAGATTCCGTGTGCTTGGAGATTCCATCGCTGCGGGATCGTTGTTTGTTGCCGGGTTAAACATTGACCATCCAAAGTTGATGCTTATCATTGGCATATGTGGTGGACTCGGCAAGTTTGTCACAAACTTCTTCACGGATGAAACAAGTTAAATTCAACGGTTACTACAAAGAAGAGTCACCGAAATCACAAATCTATTTGCATCACACCGCTGGTGGTGGTGACGGAGTAGCAACCTTCAAGTATTGGGATGCCGATCCAGTAAACATCGCAACCTGTATTGCGATAAGTCGGTCAGGTGAAATCGTGCAAGGGTTCTCATCTAAACATTGGGCGTTCCACTTGGGTTTGAAATCTGCACACTTCAAAGGGTTACCATTCATCAAACTTGACAAGACATCCATCGGCATTGAGATTTGCAATTGGGGTTATTTGGTAGAGAAGAACGGCAAGTTCTTAAACTATGTTGGCAAGGAGGTCAAAGATGTTTGCAAACTTGACAAGCCATACAAAGGATTTACCTATTTTGAGAACTACACGAAGGAGCAAATCGCATCAACCAAAGAGTTGTTGTTATTGTGGCGTGAGAAGTACGGCATTGACTTGACATATCACGAGGATATTTGGCAAGTTACCAAAAGAGCTTTGAGCGGAAAGAATGGAGTGTTCACTCACAACTCGGTTCGTGCAGACAAAATTGATGTCTATCCGCATCCTGATTTGGTATCTATGTTGCAATCACTTTAAGTTGCTATTTAGGTACGATGATATTCCAAAGGATTAACTTTCACGACAACAAACTGCCTGTGTTCAAGGAGAACAAGGCAAAGGGGTTCGTGACTTTCGGAGCAGACAATCTCTATCCCGATTTTCTCGTAGAGTTATTTAACAAATCACCCAAGCACAATGCCATCGTTTCTGCAAAAGCTTCTTATATTGCTGGTATTGGTACTGATGTTTACGGACAAAACACCACCGACATCGCCAAAGCCGAAGCAAAGTTAAAGAACATCAACGCCTATGAGACCTACGAGGAACTCAAAGCAAAGATTGCATACGATGCGGAGTTGTTCAATGGGTTTTGTGTAGAGGTTATTTGGAACAAAGCCAAGACCGCACCAAG